GCATAAGTGCTATTTGCTGGTGCTACATTCATTTTCTACCTTGTGTTTTCTATGCTCTCTACGATGACAAGAGTGGCATAGCCATATTACTTCAAGAGGCTTCGTGTAATCATGATGATGCCCCTCTGCTTTGCATTCTATAAAACATCTACTGCATTTTTCTGGTCTTATAATAATTCCTGATTCAACAGCAGTTCTAAAAAACCGTCTGGATGCTGTTTTAAGAGGGTTTCTTTTAATATAATTAATATTGTATACATTCAATTTTGTTCTATTTTTTTCTCGCCATTCTTTTGCTTTTTTTCGTGAAGCTTCATTTTTTTCATAATAAATACGTGCTTTTTCAGTTATTTCTTTTCTTTTTCTAAATTGATAATCTTTTCGCCATTCTTTCCATTCTTGCGTTTCTCTTCTTTTTTCCGAACGTAATCTTTCTTTTTCTTTTTGCTTTTCGGGATCAAGCGCAATACGATCTAAAACTTTTTTTCTTTTACATACTTTACAAATCCCTTCAAACCATCTTTCTTTTTTCTTGAAAAATTCAGTTTCATCTTTTTCTATTTCACAATTTTTACATTTTTTCATATAAGCCCCCTTGTTTGGTGGCTTATATTATATGAGAATGGCTACATAAAAGTCAATTAAATCCAACAGCTGAAAAACGATGCAACCATTCACCTTCTTCATCTTTTTCTAGAGGACCCTCATCCTTTCTCATTGCTTGGCCATCAACACTTATAAGGCCACTTCTTTTCTTCATGACTTTGTTTTGATCGTTGACTTCTTTGACTAACCCGTAAGGGACTTCGTAGGTTTTCCCTGGGATAAAGTTCCAAATCTGGATCGGATCGCCTGCATAACGACAGTAAGGTTTAGTGAGACGTTCGTGTCTGCCGCGTGAATTTAAATACTCTGCTTTAACAAGCCTTGCATCTTCTTTTTTTTGAAGTTCCAATTCTTTTTTATGCTCTGGCTTCATATTCTTAAATTCATCAAATGTTACACTATTGGTTAAAGTATTTATTAAACCGTGTTGTTCGCCTGATGCTGTAGCCATAAGTAATTTTGACATGTTAGTTTCCTTTGTTTATTTTTATTTAACTCAATTTCCAAAGTTGTTTAAGTTATGAAAAGGGACTATATTTGATGTTCTGTTATCATATTCTAAATTTCTTGATCCATTTGGTCCTATGCTTGCCGGGGTTTCTACATTTCCCGATGGAATTACAAAAGCATCAAACAAACTTGAATCCAAACTAAGGGTAAAATTAGATCCGTTAATTGCATTGATTGTCCCAACCAGATTATTTGCTTGATACATGCCGTAAGATTTAGGCACAAATAACCTCACTGCCATGCCTACTATGTAGGTATTGGCTTCAGTCGTAGTATTGCCAATTACTACCGTTACAATCATTGGAGCGGATTGAGTGATTGCAGTAACCAGCAAAGAACTCGGAATCAAAATGACGGGCGGAAGATATTGATTTACCATTATTTTTTATTTTCTTTTCCCATTTTGGGATATTTTTTATGTACCGCTTCCCTTATCGCATTTGGATTAGCTGCAAAATGGGCCCTGCTTAGAGCTGCCTTGGCGTGTTTTTTGTCCCCGATTGGAAACGTCTTATCAGGTCCGGCGTATGATTTACCTGCTTTTGTCCCCTCATACTTAAATGCGTTACTCTCGCCCTTCTTCTCTCTTATCTTGCTTAGCTTTCCAGATCCTTTCTCTGGTTTATTCTTGCTCATTTCTTATGCGCTCCCATAGATTCATGACGGCGTGATGCCATAGACTGTTTTTTAGTAGATTCTTTTCCCCTTCTCATTCCTAATGACTCATCCATCTTTGATGACTTGGATTGATGGTGACTTCCTTTGGCCATTTTCATGAGCTCTTTCATGTGATGGTCAATCATCTTTTTGTGATGCATATGCCCATGCTTACTATCTTTTTTTTCTTCATGATGCTTTTTCATTTTTTCCTTGAGTAAAACCATTTTCCTGAAGTCAGGAAAATGGTCTAGATTATGTTTTAACAATTGAAACAGGTACTTTCACTAACTTGGTACTGGGGAATTTATGGTTCCTGTTTCAGCCTTCCAATTTTGCCAGAGTATAGTGTCTCCAGCAGCACCACCCGGACTTTGGGCCCCCGAAGGAATGTACATATATGGAATTAAGATTCCACTATGAAACGGAACATAATTCACATTGTAACCCATCTGTACGCCAGTAATTGGATTATAATTTACGTTTTGTCCAGCTGAAGAGACAGTCGCAAACAGTTGAGTTGTTGGCGAAAGTGCAGTAGCTGGGAAAGCAAATGCAGTGTAATTGGTGGTATTTACATTTATTGTAAATGTGTAAGCCGTTACCGCCGTAATCAAAGGTGGTTTGCTTTGTGGTTGATTAAAGTTGTTAAGTTGCACCATGCCGAAAGATCCCGGAATAGAAAACTCGACATTTTGACCAACTACATATTGGTGCTGCTCAGACACTGTCACAACCGCTTGAGTGGCTTGTGTGATCCCGGTTACATAGAGGTATCTTGGCTCTACAGGCATAAGTTTTGAAACTCTGCGTACCTGAAATGAGGTAGCTGCCGAACCTGGAGAATTAAGACCTAGCAAAGTAAAACCTGATCCTGAAACAGAGGAGATGGTAAAACTCATACCGGAATACATTTGAGCGCCTACTGAATTATAGATAGTGACGACATCACCCTCGCTATATGTATTGGTCACTGTTGCAACCGCTGGCGTTGCATTGGTGATAGTTGTACCTGTGAGCGCTGCTTCTGGTTGAGGCGGTGCATTAACATAAGTAAAACCGTTAGACGCAGTTGCAGTTTGAAAAGTATCTAAAACAAGAGCGTTAGTTGAATTAGATTTTTTCCAACGCAAACCATCGTTATTAGCTGTTAAACCTCCTCCGAACCATTCGCCCATTACAACAACCGCAGTTGCAGGAGTCAAAGGCATTTGGGTGAGGTTATAGGTTTTAAAGTAATCCGCACCGCTTGGAAGTGGAATTACTTGATTAATAGCGGTTGCGGGCTGGGTAAAAGTACCTTGAGTTACAATAGTAAAAGCCATTTTAAATCTCCTTTTATGATGGTTGGAATGTAGTTACATTCAGGCCAGAGATCCAGTTTTGGTTTGTAATGGCTCTCGCAATCGCAAACTTGGCATAGAGTTGGCTATTTTGAGCGACTGATGAAACAACCCAGGGCGGACGGTAGCCGATAACTGCGGTATAATTGTTTTGTTCAATTTTAGCAGCTGCTTCTAGCCCATACATCGGGATTGTGTAGACGGTATTTCCTTTAAGAGAAATTCCAGGTGTTCTTGCTGCTTTAGAGGAAACAAAAAATCTAAAGCGGGAAATAGAACAATATTCTTCAGGACGGATGCCTTCCTGAGTTGGATAGGCTGACTTGAGGAGTACGCCTTGTACTTTTTGTAGATCTGATGCTAAATTAGTACTGCAAAGTGCCAAAAACGCATCGCGTACACCAGCTGTTCCGATATCTACAGTAGCATCCAGATTTGTGAGCATTGACCTTGCATCATTTCCAAGTAATATGTTTTCAATATTGTTTACGTCGTTCAATGAGATGTTACTCGGCTGATCTCCGTTCATCCCCCCCGTAGCATTTATATAACTCGGGCAGCTTGAAAAAAGGTCACGCATGAGCAAATCTTCTTTTTCTCGCAACCACTGTCCAAGCAATGCAGTGAACTTGGTTAATGTCTTTGAGTTTTCGTAAAGAACCACTTGCTCGTTCGTAACTATGCTCTTTGCGTATATCTCCATGGTCGCGTCAATATCTGTACGGACTGGAACTTCACTAGCTGGGTCAATACCTGAGCCATCGAGTTGACCGCCATCTGTAGACAGCCTTTCGAATCTAGACATACGCGTTGTTTTTCCAACGTAGGCTTCCGCGTGGTGTAGATCTACTCCTAGAGAGTGGATCAAATTAAACATTGGCGTTGATAGTAGGTCTTCGGATGCCTGCAATGGCAATTCCGGCCCCATGTTGTTTAGTCCGGTGATACCGGTAGAAAATGACATAAAAAAACCTCGTAATACGATTGATAATTTTGTTTCGGGCGAGGAAACTAATTTCAGCCGTACTGACGAGGTACTTTTCAGTCATAGAATTGATAGGCGAATTCTTTTATCTGCCTTTTTTTAAGATAAATTTAAAATATATTATAGTCAATATTATCCAACTGTGTTTCTGCTTTTTTGCATCCTTTGCCAGTTTGCTTCTTTTCTTTCTTTCGTAAGTCGTACGCTTCCTGGGGATTCTCCAGATTGGCTTAGACCTGTACTTGACATAGATTTAGGTTTCATCATATTGGCATCTGCTCGGGAGGCATCTTTTTTAGCTTCTTTTGCATTTGGCACAAATTTCTTGACTGCTTTATATATGTCATTCCATTTCTCGAAATCATCCCCTAATCTTTTCAGCGGCGAACTCACTTCCGGATAATGATAATCAAGATATGCTAGATTTTCTTCAGAGATTGTTTGATAAAAATCGGAGTAGATTTGATTGAGCTTATTGGGATAGTTTTGATGTTCTTTTTCAGCGAACTTCTTCTCAAGATTTTGCTCTAATCGAGAAACTTGTTCTTGCACAAGTCGATTGATTCTTTGTTCTTCATTTTCTTCGTTGAATTCATAATTATTGGGTTGAGAATTTGATTGAGGCATTTTAGAAAAAGCTGCTTCCATTGCAGCTTTTAATGCTTGAGCTTCTGCTTCTTTCTCTGCTGCTTTTCTTTCCGCTATTTCTCTATTGTGTTTTTCATTCTTTAGTCTTTCTCTTACCACTTTCCAGTTCGGATCTTCTTTACTCTCTTCTTGAGTTGCAGCCGGCAAATTTGGATCAACATTTGGTTGTGGTGTATTTGCATCAACTTTTTCTTG